TGGCCTGACGAGGCCGAGTGGTGCTTCGAGCACGGGCTGCTGAAAGAGTCGTGCGGCAAGTGCGCGGAGGTCGAGATGGAGGACGCCACCTTCGAGCAGTTGGCGGCGGCGTTCGTGACGGTACTCAACCGTGTGCAGATGGCCGACGACGAAACCAAGGGTGCCGCGTTGGCGGCTCGATTCGATAGGAGCGCGTGATGCCGATTTATGCGAGTGCCGGAAGTGGCACCAAGTTCACCCCAGCCCCGGCTGGTGCCTACGCGGCGGTGTGCTGCGACGTGCGCGACCTGGGCGTGTTGGAAGTCAAGTGGCAGAACGAGACGAAGCGGCAGCACAAGGTGCTCATCTCGTGGCAGATTGATGAGCCCCGCGACGACGGCAAGCCGTATCTCGTCTCTCGCCGCTACACGCTCAGCCTGCACGAGAAGTCTGGCCTGCGGAAAGACCTGGAAAGCTGGCGCGGGCGGAAGTTCACCGAGGACGAGCTGCACCGCTTCGATGTCGAGACGATTCTCGGCAAGTCCTGCCTGCTGAACGTCATTCACAACCAGAGCGGTGGCGACACCTACGCCAACGTGGCGGGCGTGATGTCCCTACCGAAGGGGATGGCGGCACCGGCCGTGCGTGACTACGTGCGGCACCAGGACCGCACGGACGGGCAGCACGACGAAGCGCCGTCGCCCATCACCGACGACGAAATTCCGTTCTGAGGTGCCGTGATGGTGGTCTGTGACATCGAGACGCTTGCGGTTGACGGCATCGACATTGAGCCGGTGTCTGCACCGGCCAACTACACGCGACCTGAGGCGATAGCCGACTACATCGCCAAGGCCGAAGCGAAGCAGCGCGACAAGGCGGGCCTCTACCCCTACACCGCGCGCGTGATTGCGCTGGGCTGGTGCTACGAGGGGGATGAGACGGCACAGGTGCATATCGCCAACGGGGACGCGATGGAGCGGGAGATTCTGGCCGAGTTCTGGGGCCGGGTGTGGGACCGCCGCACGAACGCTGTCGAGTCGTTGGTGACGTTCAACGGGCGGTCGTTCGACCTCCCGGTGCTGATGGTGCGTTCGCGGTTGCTGGGCGTGCCGTATCCGGCCCTGAACATCGACCGCTACCGGAGTCCCCATCCCGACATCCTCAAGATCCTCACGTTCGACGGCGCGCTGGATTACCGCTCGCTGACGTGGTTTGCGCGCCGCTTCGGCCTGAACACCGACGACGCCTTCAGCGGCAAGGAGATTGCCGAGCTGCACGCGGTGGGGAACTGGGACGCCATCAAAAAGCATTGCGAAAGCGATGTGTTGCTGACCCGCCAACTCGGGGAACGCATCGGCCTGCTCAAGCCGCTGGTGCGCGCATGACCTGCCGACGTAAATACAAGGCCATCGTGGTGCTCGTTGGAAACAAGCGCGTCAGTAGGCGAGAACATCGGGTTATTTGCGAGCGCGCGCTTGGGAAACAATTACCGCCTGCCGCCAGAGTCCATCATGTCGACGGGAACCCATCCAATAACGCGCGCGGCAATCTGGTTATTTGCCAAGACGATGCGTATCATTTTCTCCTTCACAAGAGGGCTTCTGTCGTTCGCGTTGGGGGTAATCCCAACACCGACAAATACTGCAATTTGTGTCGTCTGGCTTTGCGGAAGTCTGAGTTCCATCGCCGGTCGTCAGGCAGTAAAGACGGGCTTGTGTCGATGTGTAGGAAATGCGGAGTCATGCGTCGAACCATGGCGCGTAGGGCGGGTGCACCGTGAGTGGAATTAATTGCGAGACATGCCTAGACCGCAAGGCGACCACGACGGACGAGTGGGGCGCGCCTATCTGCCGCCGCTGTCTCGACCGCGCCCACGAGCAAGCGTATGCGCGGCTCTACGACTCGTCGCAGTCGCGCACGGTGGCGGAGCCACGAAAGGAGCAGCCATGACCGGCCCACTCGATGACGTGCTGTCCGACCTGTGGGATGCGATCAACAAGATCGGCTATCTCGACCTGGACGCAGGCGCGAAAGCGCCGTATGCCGACTGGGAGCGTCGCGTTGACGCGCTCATTGGCGAGATCCAGGCGTGGCAGTCGGCGCACTCCCCCGAGGCCGAGCAGGCCGCTGCGGATGCCGACGTAGACCGGCGCATTGATGAAGCGCAGGAGGAGTGGCGGTGAGCGCGTGGCAACCGATAGACACCGCGCCGAAGGACGAAGACGTGAACCTCCTACTCTTTGAGGCGGGGCCGTACTCACGGGTCAAGATCGGCCACTGGTTCGCGGGCTTGCCAGCCGGTGAAGTCTTCGACATCGCCCTCCCGGCGCAGTGGGAAGACGACGGCGAGGGGTTCCAACTCTCCCCGACGCATTGGATGCCCCTACCGGAGCCGCCACAGTGAGCCTCTGGACGAGCATCATCGACGCCGAGATCGTGGCAAAGCGTGCGCGTCATGCGGTGGCGTTGACAGCGGAGCATGCGCGCATGGTGGCTGAGCGCCAGGCGCGTGAGGCGCAGCGTGTCGTGGCTGACCGTGAAGCCAACGTGACCGTGCGGCGGATTGCGGAGCGCGTGCGGTGACTACGCCCGTCTACGGCATCGTGCTTGATGGCGCGTTCGTGCCGGACCTCCCTGGCCGTCATGCCGCCGCCCTGCGCCCACTGGAAGGCCAGCGCGTCGAGCTGGTAGTGCGAGCGCGCAAGTCCACCCGGAGCGCGGCTCAGCTCGCGTGGTGGTGGGGGCTGGCTATTCCGTTGATGGCGCAGGAATTGGGCTACGACAAGCACGAGCACGAATCGCTCCACTACGCGCTGGTGCAGACGTTCGGCGGCACACACCAGGACGATCGCATGGGCGTGGAGATTCCAAACATCGTCTCCAGCCGGAACATGAGCACGAAGGTGTTCAGCGAGTTCATGGAGTGGGCGGTGCGCTACGCCTCGGCCCATCTCGGCATCGTGATTCCGCTACCGGATGAACGCGAGTGGGAACGGCGACTGGCGGGTGCCGCATGAGTTACGACGACGCGATCTTGTCCATCCGCGCCTACGTGGATCACGGCGTGCCTCCGGGCCAGTTCCTCACGGCCGTGCTCACGAATGATCTCTTCCACGCGGTGGGCCGTGCGGACCCCGATAGCCTCCAGCACCTGCAAGGGATCTGCCGGTATATCTACAACGACATTCCGCTGGTGTGCTGGGGCTCGCATGACCGCGTGGCGACGTGGCTGGAAGCGAAATACCAGGAGCGGAAAGCGGGGGCCGCATGAGGTGCGAGAAGCCGATGCGCGGCGATGCCGCTCGCCTGAAGCGCGCCCGCACTAACGCGAAGGCACGCACCTACCGCAGCGTGTGCGCGCTTGTCGATGCCCGTGACGGCGGTATCTGCCAGGTGTGCCTCGGCCGCGCGACCTCGTGGATGGGCGCGCCGCAGCATCACCACATTGTTTTCAGATCTCGCGGAGGGGCGCACCACGTCGAGAACCTGATCACGGTGTGCGGCTCGTGTCACCAGGACATCCATGACGGCCGCGTGGTCGTGACCGGCACGGCGAGCTATCTGACCGTGACGAGTGGGCGAGTCCTAGCCGAAATTTCGGGGGCGAAGAAACACGCGAAGATCGCGCAGATTTCTCAGCAAAAGGACGTGCGGTTGTGCTAGGCTTGCAGCAACTAAAAGTCGGGAGCGCACCGGGGTATCAGGCCCGGATACGCCCCCTGACCAACGAACCCAAGAAGGGGGCTCGGATGGCTCACGACATCCTACCATCTGCCGGCAGTCTGCCGGTATCTCACACGCATTCCACTGACATTTTGGCCGCTGAGCGGCTGGTTTCACTGTCTCGACGGTTGCTGGAATTGCGCCGTGCGACGGTGCTCGTGCAGCGCGAGATCGACGCCATTACCCGGCAGTTAGGGATCGAGTAATGGCGTCGAAGCCCCCCTCGTTTCCGTTCTATGGACAGGATTTTCAGACCGGCACGATGGCCTTCACGCCGGCCGAGCGTGGCGTCTACATCGACTGCCTATGGCACCAGTGGGCCTCTGGCGGCGTGCCGGCAGATGAACCAAAGCGGCTCGCCCAGGTGATGCGTTGCACGCCGGCAGACGCCAAGAAGTATTGGACGGCCCTCGCGCCGAAGTTCACCAAGGGCGACGACGGCCTGTATCGGAATCCGCGCCTTGAAGTCGTGCGCGCCAATAAGGAAGAGTGGCAGTCGAAGGCGTCCGAGCGTGGCGCAAAAGGGGCGGCGGCGCGATGGAGTAAGGATGCTCCAAGCAATGCCGTAAGCAATGCCGTAAGCAATGCTCAAGCATTGCCGGAAGCGATGGCTAAACCCATGCTTGGCGATGGCTCTTCACTTTCACTTTCATCTGTTGCTACGCAACAGACAGAACCGCGTGTGTCGGTGCTCACGCACGCGAAACCAGCGCAGGAGCCGCGGTTTGTGGCGCGTCGCCCGAACCCTTACGGCCATGCGCTCGTCAAAGCTCCGAACGGGAGCGTCTTCTGGGAGGGTCCGATCTTCGACATCCCTGACGGCTGGGCGCGGAAGGCGCTCAAGGCCAGCAACGGCAAGGCGACCGAGGCCGAGATTGTCGCATTCGCGAAGGCGCTCACGGCGCGGCTTGAGCGCGACAAATCCGAGGCCCCGGCGCAAGGCTTCCTCGGCTGGCTCGACGACGAGTGGGCGGCGTTCCGACGGCCGAAAGTCAGCGACGGCTACCGGCCGGCGTCCGAGGTGCTCGACGAAAACGCCCGCGTGCGGGCCGCGGTGGATGCGGCTGAGGCGAAGGCCAAAGCGGACGGCACGTATCGCACCTTCTCGCAAATCCAGGCCGAGATCGCGGCCGAGCGTCGGGCGGCGCGTCCGTCATGAGCGCGCGCGTGATTCCGCACGACCTACTGGCGGAGCGGGCGGTGCTCGGCGCGGTGTTGCTCGATGCCGAGATGGCCGATGTCGCCGAGGGCGCGGGCCTGCGGGCTGTGGCGTTCTTCCGACCGGCCCACCGGACGATTTGGGAGGCGATCGGCACCGTGCGCGGGTCCAAGGGCGTGCCTGACGCCATCACGCTCAGGAGCGAACTGGAACGCCTTGGCAAGCTCGAGGACGTGGGCGGGATGCTCTACCTGTCGGGGCTCGTGGACGGCGTGCCTCGGGCGCTCAACGTCGAGGGCTACGCTCGCATCGTGCGCGAGAAAGCGCAACTCCGCGACCTTATCGCCCAGGCCAACCAAACCATCGAGGACGCCTACGACAACCAGGACGTCGAGGACGTGATCGGGTTGGCCGAGTCGCGGCTGATGGCGCTCGGCCGGGATCACGCTCGTGGCGAGTTCGTGCTGGCGTCGGACTGGATGATCGAAACTGCGCGGGCCATCGAGCGGGCGTCCACCGAGAAGCGCGTCGTCTCCGGTGTGCCGTGTGGGCTGGCGTCCATTGACAATCTCACGCGGGGCTGGCAACCGTCAGACCTCATCGTGATTGCTGGCCGGCCGAGCGACGGCAAAACGTCGCTGATGATGCAGTTCGCCAATGAGGCGAGTCAGCACACGTTCGCGGCGGTCGTCTCGCTCGAAATGTCACGGCTGTCGGTGGGTTTTCGGCTCGTGGCGCTCGAAGCGAAAGTGGATGCGTTCAAGCTCCTGACAGGGGGATTACAACCGCACGAGATGCGGCGTGTGGGCGATGCGACACAGCGCCTATCAGAACGCCGGCTGGCGATTGACGACGTAGGCGGGCAGAGCATCGCGGGGCTGTGCGCGAAGATTCGCCGGCTGGCGCATCGCTACGGCGCGGGCATCATCTTCGTGGATTACCTGCAACTGATTCACGGCACGGGCGCGGAGAACCGCACGCAAGAGATTACCCAAATCAGCGGCCGGCTCAAGGCGCTCGCGAAAGAACTCAACGTGCCGCTCGTGGCGTTGTCGCAGTTGACGCGGGACAGCGCGAAGTCGGGGGCCACGTCTCGGCCACAACTGCACAACCTCCGCGATGGCGGGTCGATTGAGCAGGATGCCGACGTGGTGATTCTGATTCACCGCCCGAACAAAGCCACCGAGAGCGGACGATTCGAGGACGGCGAGATTGCTGAACTGATCGTGGCGAAGCAGCGCAACGGCCAAGCGAATCGCGTGATTGAGATGGCGTGGCATGCGCCCTCGATGCGGTTCTCCGATGTGGAACGCCGACAGGAGCGTGCGTCATGAGTGAACACATGGAAGTCGTGTGGGACGGTACTGATGCCCGCCCGCTCGGTCGGCTACTGTTCCCGCCCACGCTGCCCACGAGCGTGCTGAGGACTCCTCCGGTCCGTGTGGCCCCCGTGGTGACGCCGACCACGCCGCCGCGTCTCACGGCCTCGCAGCGCGCCCAGGAGAACGCCAAGGGTGGCGCGGTCCACCACGCGAAGGATCGCATCTGGGTGGCATTGGAGTTCCCGCGCACCACACGCGAACTCGCATACCTGCTCCGCGTGCCGGCGCGTCCACTCGCCACGGCGATCATGTTCGCGCTCAAGTGGGGCGTGCTGGTGACGGCGGGGCATCGGCACAATCCCGTGCGGAGTCGTGGAATGCGCGAGTGGGATCAGCTCTACGTGCGAGCGCCGCAATATGCGAGCGAGAAGGCGTGGCCCTCGGCGCGGTGGTCGAGACGGGAGCGTGCGGCATGACACAGCCGAGTATTTTCGACGCGCCGCAACGTGTCACGATGGCCCCGAGTGCTATCGCGTCGCGCCGCTCTGGCCTGCGAGCCGCCCGTCAGAAGGCGACGCCGCAGATGGCGGAGTATCGGGCGCTGCTCATGCTGGGTCCGCTGACCGACCAGGGCGCAGCGCAGAAGCTCGGCTGGCCGCTCGCCACAATTTGCGGCCGACGCAACGACTGGCTCGACATGCAGCCAGGCTGCATCGGCGCTCGTGGGCGGGTGAGCGTGACGCATCCAGACGGGCGGAAGAGCAGCCGCACGCTATGGACGTGGGTCGCGCAGTGAGGCCCGTCTACGCCGGCAAGAAGGTGGACACCACGTCCAAAGCCCTCACGGCAGAGGCCAAGCGCCTCGGCGTGGAAGTGGCCCCACTGGGCGGCGCAATTGATCTTCTCGTGTGGCTTGGACCAGTCGTGCGATTGGTCGAAACGAAGTCGCCGGGGGGCGGCTTGACAGACTCACAAGCCAAGCTCGTGGCCCGTGGCTGCCCGATCCACTTCGTCACCACAGCGGAGCAGATGGGCGCGTTGGTGGCGGGTATGAAACGCGAGGCGAACGCATGACCAGCCCGATCTACATCTATGCTGGGCGCGTGGATCGCGTGGTAGACGGGGACACGCTGGTCGTGACCATCGATCTCGGTTTCCGTGTCTCAACCAAGCAGCACATTCGCGTGCGCGGCGTGAACACGGCAGAGATGAACACGCCCGAGGGGATACGGACACGGAGTAGCGTCTCGACGCTCTTCCTGCATCGCCCAAAGGTGCTCGTGCAGACGTATCGGGATCAGCAGACGTTCGCCCGGTGGGTCGCGGATGTGTATCTCGATGATGGCGTGTCGTTCGCGGATTGGCTGCGAACGCAGCAACTTGTGAGCGCGTAGGTCTGGCCCCACAGGGCCGTAGGAAGGTGGAGACGATGACCGACAAGGAACACACTGACGCGCTGGCCGAGTTCCGCGACACCTACGAAACTGACTCAGACGACTGGTTCGCCGTCGAGTCAGCCCGCATGTTCATCGCCAACCGTGTCGCCCTCCTCGCCGCCACGGAGCCGCCCCCGCCAGTTCAGTCGAAGACGTGTCCGACATGCGGTTCGCTCGACCCTCAGTTCAGGCGAGTCGGGCAGTGTATCGGCGATGAGACTGGGTGCGTGGACGCATGGCACGCCACGCCCCCGGCTCCCGTGGACACGCCGCCACGGGTGACGAAATGCACGGCGTTCGCGCACGACTTTAAGAACCTGCCGGAGCCCCCACGATGAGCGAGACACTGACACGCTACGAGTTCGTCTGCAACAATGACCACAACGCTGAGGCACAGGCATACCCTGACGGCGGATGGGTCCGCTACGACGACGCCCAAGCCGCCCTCACCCACGCCGAGCAGACCGGCAAAGAGGTCATCGACGGCATGGCGGAGGAGATTCAGGAGTTGCGCGCCGAACTCGCCAAGCTCACGTCAGAATGAGGCTCATCTATGGTAGACTCAGTAGCGTGCCCCGTCCGCGCACGCCGCTGACCCTCATGGTGGCCCCCGCTCATGCAGCGGTCCCCTCATTGGGGCAGCATCAGCACATACTGCGTGATGGGGTAGGTGGGGAACCGCACGACACTGAGAGGCACCGCGCTCCCTACAGTGGCACGCGCGGCGTCATCTGGGGCATCCGAGCGCATCACGTGTGGTATGGGCGTCTCGCGTGCCTCGGGCATACCGAGATGACTGCATGCGTGGTGCCAGCGTGAGCACCACATCTATAGGCACCCCCCCACGTCGGCTCACCCCCTGCTTAGGTAGACCTGGCACACGCTGCACCACCCTGGTGCCCAAGGGGCGATGCCCCGCATGTGCTGGACAGGCAGACCGCATGCGCGGCAGCTTCCGCCAGCGCCTTGGCGGGCTCTACGACCAAAAGTGGGACCGTGAATCTGCGAGGTTCAGACGTGAATTTCCTCTATGCGGGATGCGTCCACGTGGCCTTCGTCCTGTGATGAGCCGATGTCACGATGCCGGCCGAGTCGTTTCCGCCTATCAGACCGACCACGTGATCCCCGTGCATGCACGCCCCGATCTGTTCTGGGATCGAGATGAGAACTGGCAAGCTCTCTGCCGATCGTGTGGCGCGGCCAAATCTCAGGCGGGGCTGTGATGGGGCACGGTGGTGTCCGCCCTGGTCCCAAGCGCAAGGACGGCCCACGCGGTATCAGCGGCCGGCTACTCGTAGACACGAAGCCCCGTAATGGTGAACGTTTCGACCCGTACTCAGTGTTCGACCGCGATGGGTGGGTGTGCCAGCTCTGTGGGTGCGACACACCGCGATCCCACAGGGGAACACTACAGGGCAACGCGCCAGAGTTAGACCACATCGTTCCGCTTGCCCGTGGCGGTGTGCACTCGCAGGCCAACACACAGTGCGCATGCCGAGCCTGCAACGGCGCGAAGGGCGCAACGATGCCGCTCGGTGGCGACGGGGGCGGGCAAATCCATGGCGCCCCGACTCCAAGGGCCGTGCCGCAGGCTCTTTATCCTCGCTACGGGTTGGAAAAGTCGTCATGAGTGGCCCAGCCCCGAAGCCAGCGCACCTCCGGCAGCGCACGAATCGGAAGTCTGGCAGCGCCACGATCGAGGCGCCCGAGCGGCCACGCATCCTAAAGATCCCGAATCCTGACGGCCGCGAGTGGCACGAGCTGACCTTGCGCGCATGGAAGAACGCGTGGGCGTCTCCGATGGCGAGTCAGTGGCTCGACACGGACGTGGACGCCATGGGTAGGCTCGCGGTGCTGTGGGACGAGTTCAACAAGGGCGACACGAAGGTGATGGCCGAGATCCGGCTACAGGAGCAGCGGTTCGGGCTGAGCCCGCTGGACCGGAGCCGGTTGCAATGGGAGGTCGCTCGTGCCGACGAAGCCGGCCAGAAGACGGCGCGGCGTATTGACCAGCAGCGGAAGCGCACCGGCACGCACGATCCGCGGCATGTGCTGTCGATGGTGAAGTGACAGATTCAGGCCAGAAAATGCCATCCTGCCACCCTGCGGAGCCCGCGTGATTCTCACGGTCCCTGCGGACGACGCGCTCTTCCCGACGTTAGGGCCTGGCGTCTGCGAATGGATCGAGCGGGAATTGTGTTTCGGCCCTGGCGACCTCCGTGGTCAGCCGGCCGTGCTGGACGACGAGAAGCGGGCGCTCATCTACCGGATGTATGAGGTGTTCCCACGGGAGCATCCCCATGCCGGCCGGCGCAGGTTCAAGCGATGCGCGCTTTCGATGAGGAAGGGCACTGCCAAGACAGAGTTCTCTGCGTGGATTGCGGCGGCCGAGCTCCACCACGAGGCGCCCGTGCGGTGTATCGACTGGGAATACGACAAGCCGTCTCGGGCGTGGGTGCCGGTGGGCGGGCCGGTGACGGACCCGTTCGTTGTGCTGATGGCCTACACCGAAGAGCAGAGCGACGAGCTGGCGTACGGGGCGCTTAAGGCCATCCTCGAGGAAAGCGCGATCGGCAAGGACTTCGACATCGGGCTGGAGCGCATCATGCGCAAGGACGGCGCCGGCAAGGCGGTCTCGTTGGCCGGCAGTCCGAACGCCAGAGACGGTGCGCGCACGACGTTTCAATGCTTCGATGAAACGCACCGGATGACCCTGCCGCGGTTAAAGCAGGCGCATCAGACCATGATGGCGAATCTTCCCAAGCGCAAGATCGCGGACGCGTGGGCACTGGAGACCACCACGGCCCCTGAGCCTGGTGCGGGATCGATCGCAGAAGCCACGATGGACTATGCCAAGGCGATCGAGGCCGGGCTCGTCTCCGATGCCCAGTTGTATTTCTTCCACCGGCAGGCGGGCGACGAGCACGACTTGACCACGAAGGAGGGGGCGCGTGCGGCAGTCATGGAAGCGTCAGGCCCGACGGCTGAGTGGAGCGATGTCGATGCCATCGTGGGGTTGTGGAACGACCCGACGACGGATCGGGCGTATTGGGAACGCGTCTACGGCAACCGACTCGTCAAGGGTGCCTCGCAGGCGTTCAACGTCGAAGCCTGGAAGAAGCTCGCCGTCCCGGTCAGTCCCGTGATGGACGGCGACCTGATCACGCTTGGCTTCGACGGGGCGATGTTCCACGACACGACGGGGCTCGTCGCGACGCACGTCGAGACCGGCTATCAGTGGGTCGCTGGCGCGTGGGAGTGCCCGGCTGGCCATGACGGCAAGGATGGCCGGCCCGCGTGGCAGGTGCCGACCGCTGAAGTCGACGCCGTGGTGCGCGACCTGTTTAACCGTTATGACGTCTGGCGGCTCTACGCCGATCCTCCGTACTGGCAGACGTGGATCGCCGCGTGGCGTGGCGAGTTCGGGGAAGAGCGCGTCATCGAGTGGCTGACCAACCGTCGCCGGCAGATGTCGACGGCTTTGGAGAACTACACCACGGCGATTGCCGAGGGTACGATCACGCACAGCGGCGACCCCGTGCTGCATCGGCATCTTGGCAATGCTCGCCGCGAGGACATTAAGGGCTGGCGGGACGAGCAAGGCAAAGCGCTGTGGCTGATCCGGAAGGAACGGCCGGACTCGCCGCAGAAGATCGACCTTGCGATGGCGTCGGTGCTGAGTTGGGAAGCGCGCACAGACGCCATTGCGGCAGGCGTCAATGGGAGCAAGTCGATCTACGAGACGCGCGGACTCGTGACGTTCGGAGGTGGCGCGTGATGCCGTCATATGTGCCAGTCCTTCGCCGCGCCTGGCACGAGTCTGGTCTCTCGGCAGCCCACGTGGCCGCGCGCGCCGAGATGTCCGAGCGGTCGTTCTACCACGTGCTCGGCGGTCGCCGCAAAGTGCGCTATGAGTCAGTCGCGGCCATCGCCTCGGCGCTGAACGTCTCCACGTTACCCGTCACCGTTCGCGTGATGGTGGTTCCCGCAACATCTTGCAGTCCTAGCCTGTAGACGACTGCCATACTTAGCGTGTCGTGGTGGCTGATGTCTGCCTATACGCGGGTTTCTGCCTGCTCACGCTCGGCGTGTATCTCACGTGGGGCATCGGCGTGGCCTGCCTCGAATCGGGCGCCTTGCTGCTCGTGGCTGGTGGGCTTGAGTCTCGGCGCTGATGAGGAATCCCCTGCGCGCCTTATTTGAGACGCGATCGATTGGCTCATCGCATGAGCTGTTGCAGCACCTTGTCCGAGGGACGCGAAGTTTGGCGGGCGTGGACGTGTCGGAATCGACCGCCATGCAGATTGCCGCGGTGGCGTCGTGCGTGTCGCTGATTGCCAGGGACGTGTCGAGCCTACCGGTGGATGTGATCGAACGTGTGAGCGAGCGGGTGCGACAGCCCGCGGTCACTCACCCGGTGCGGCGGGTTCTTTCGCAACCGAATAGTTGGCAGACGTGGCCCGAGTGGTGCTCGATGCAGGTGGCGCACGCGCTCCTGCGCGGGAACGCCTACAGCCTGATCGTGAAGTCCACGGCCACCTCCAACGGCAGCGAGCAGATCAGCGAGTTGATCCCGATGCACCCCGATCAGGTGACCGTCGACCAGGCCGGCATGCCGAGCCTAGCGATCACCTACAAGTGGACACCCGCGAACGCGTCTCGAACGTATACGTTCGCACAGGGGGACATCCTCCATGTTCGCGGGCTGTCCACTAACGGTGTAGTCGGGCGGTCGGTGCTCGCGGACGCGCGCGATACCTTCGGGGTCGCCCTCGCCACGCAGAGCCACGCCGCGCGTTTCTGGAACGGGGGCGGCGTCCCGCGCGTGGTGCTCGAACACCCGAAAGTGATCGGCAAGGCCGCGAAGCTGCTCGAGGAAAGCTGGGCCGCGAACTACGGCACGGGATCGAATCAGAGCCAAGTGGCGGTGCTTGAAGAGGGCATGAAGCTGTCCACGCTCTCGGTCACAGCCGAGGACGCGCAATTCCTCGAGACGCGGCAGTTTCAGCGTGGCGAGATCTGCGGGCTGTTCCACGTGCCACCCCACATGATCGGCGACACCGAGAAGTCGACCTCGTGGGGCTCTGGCATCGAGCAGCAGCAGATCGGCTACTACACGCACACGCTGTTGCCGCTGATCGTGAACCTCGAACACCGGATGAACCGCTCGCTGCTCGTGAACCGAGACCGCTTTGGCGTGAAGTTCTACCCGCAAGGGCTGCTCCGCGGCGACTCGGCGGCCCGCGCGACCTTCTACTGGCAGATGCGCCAGATGGGCGCGTTGAGCGCGAACGATGTGCGGATGTTCGAGGACATGAACCCGATCCCAGACGGAGACACCTACTTGCAGCCGGCCAACCTGGTGCCTCTGGGGTATCAGCCTGCGCCAGGGAAATCCGTGGTGAACGCATGAAGTCTGAATCGATGTTCGTGCCGTTCGAGTTCAAGTCGGAGGACGACGCCGCGGAGATGACGTTCTCCGGCTATGGCTCGGTGTTCAACACGATCGACAGCTACGGCGACACCATTGCGAAGGGCGCCTTCAAGGCCACGCTCAAGGAGTGGAAGGCCGGCAAGAAGCTGCCCAAGTTGCTCCTGCAACACGGCGGCGGCGGGTTCTTCGGCGGGAACGCCGACGACATGGTGCCGATCGGGAAGTGGGAAGAGATGCGCGAGGACGAGCACGGCTTGTTTATGCGCGGCCGACTCTTCGACGTGGGCACGGATCGCGTCAAAGCGACCTATGCGGCGATGAAGGAAGGCGAACTCGACGGGCTGTCGATCGGCTTCCGCACACGGAAGTCTAAGACCGATGAGACCACCGGGATTCGCACGCTGACCGACGTGCAGTTGTTTGAGTGCAGCCTGGTTACTTTTCCCGCCAACGACCCCGCGCGCGTCTCTGACGTGCGTGCCGAGGACGTGACGGAACGCGACTTCGAGAAATACCTGCGGGATGCAGGGTTCTCGAAAACCGCGGCGATGACCGTCATCGCCAAAGGCTTTCGTGCGCTGCGGGATGTAGCGCCGGAGATGCCGATCCCTGGCTACAGCGATGTGGCCTCGTTTCTCCGCGAACAATCGAGCGCCGTGCAGGCGCTTCAGAGGTAACAGGACATGGAACAGGAACTCAAGGGGCTGTATGACCAGCTCCGCGCTGATTACGCCACGCTGCGCGACACCGTGGCGCAGAAGGCCGCTGAAGCCGCGACTGGCACCGTCGACCCGCTGATCGAGGCCAAGCTGGCGCGCATCAACGATAGCATCAACGCGAAGGAAGCCGCGCGCGATGTCGCGCTGGCCGAGATTCGCGCCACCGTGGATCGGATCGCAGTCACGCAGTCGGCGCCCGCGAAGGACGAGAAGTCGACCGGTCTGCTCGCGCAGTTCACCCGCGAACTGCGGTCACGTGCGGCGCTCAGCGGCACGGCCGTGGGCGACGTGGACGGCGCCACCTACGAGGGCTACAAGGCGGCCTTCGCCGCCTACCTGCGTCGCGGCGAACGCGGCCTGATGCCTGAAGAGACGCGCGCCCTGTCCGTCGGCTCGGACCCTGACGGCGGCTACACGGTGACGCCTGACCTCAGCGGCCGGATCGCGCAGCGCATCTTCGAACTGTCGCCGATTCGTCAGTTCGCCTCGGTCGAGACCATTGGCACCGACGCGCTCGAAGGCCAGAACGAAACCGACGATGCCTCGGCCGGCTGGGTCGCGGAGACGGGCGCGCGCTCGGACTCGGCGAATCCGACCATCGGCAAGTACCGGATCGTCGCCCACGAACTCTACGCGATGCCCAAGAGCACGCAGAAGCTGCTCGAAGACAGCAACCGCGACGTGCAGGGCTGGCTCCAGGGACGCACCGCCGACAAGTTCGCGCGGCTCGAAGCGGCCGGCTTCACGACCGGCAACGGCGTGACGCAGCCCCGCGGCTTCGCGAGCTACACCACGAACACCACGTCGGACACCACCCGCGCGTGGGGCGTGTTCGAGCACGTGGCGACCGGTGGCGCGACGTTCGGCACGGACCCGAACGGCATCCAGAAGATCATCTCGCTCATCCATAAGATGAATCCGAACTATCTGGGCGGGTCGGCGTTCTACTGCAACCGCAACACGCTGTCCACGATGCGTCAGTTGACCGACGCCTCGACCACGGGCCGGTTCGTGTTTGTGCCCTCGTTCCAGGCCAACATCCCCGACACGTTCATGGGCTATCCCGTGCGCGTGGTGGTCGATATGGTGGACATCGCGTCGAACGCGCTGGCCGTGGCCTTCGGCGACATGAAGCAGTGCTACACGGTCGTCGACCGCGTGGGGATGTCGCTGCTCGTGGACCCCTACACCGACAAGCCCAACGTCCGTTTCTACATGCGTAAGCGCGTGGGTGGCGATGTCGTCAACTTCGACGCGGTGAAGTTCCTCAAGTTCTCGGCATAGTCCGCGGGCTGACACAGCAGACACAAGGAGACAACGGACATGCGTGATCTTGAAGCACGACTCAACGCGCTGGCGACGGTGGTGCCCACGGGCAACCGAACCGCCACCGTCAACGGCACCGGTATTGATCTCCAGGGCTACGACGGCGCCCTCGTGATCATCAACGCGGACACCATCACGGACGGCACGCATACGCCGAAGGTGGAGGAGTCCGCGGACAACTCGGCGTGGAACGACGCCGCGGCGGCGGATCTCGTCGGCACAGCCCTGGTCGCCATCACGGCGGCCAGCGTGCAGAAGATCAGCTATGTGGGCGCCAAGCGCTACATCCGCGTGACCGTCACGGTCGCGGGCACCACGACGGGCGGCAAATACAACGCGGTCGTTGTGCGCGGGCTGGCTTCGCAGCAGCCGCTGTAACCCCATGAAGACGCGGCCGGCACCGAAGAAGAAGCTTCCTCGTCGGCCGCGTCCTCTCGTGTACCCGTGCTACGCCGTGGCGATGGTCGCCGTGCCGGAGCGCAAATGCTGAATCACACACGCAAGACTGATCCGACGGTCCAACCGATCACGCTGTCGCTAGCGAAGCAGCAGTGCCGCATCGAGAACGGCGTGACGGACGAAGATGATCTGCTGTCTGAATACATACAGTCCGCAGTGCGATGGGTGGAGGAATACACCGAGCGGTCGCTGATGACACAGACACACCAGGTGAGCCTCTGTGAGTTCCCGGCGCGGCTCTGGCTGCCGAGGGCGGCGCCGCTGGCGTCGGTGACGTTCGTCAAGTATTACGACGCGTCGAACGTGCTCACCACGGTGGCGTCGACCGTCTACACCGTGCCTGCGTTCTCTGAGCCTGCGGTGCTCACGTTGGCTTATGCCCAGACCTGGCCGGTAGTCTACGCGCGCGAGGACGCGGTGCAGATTGAATACATCACGGGCACCTCGGACGCGGCGGCGGTGCCTGCGGATCTGCGCGCGGCGATCCTGCTGCTCGTGGGCCACGCCTACATGAACCGCGAGCCGATCGTGGTCGGCACGATCGCGACGCCGTTGCAGTTCTCGATCGCATCGCTCTGTGCGCCGCACCGGATCAGCCAGCGGCGCCCCTCATGGGAGGCCGCGTAATGCGTGCCGGCCTACTGAAAGAGCGTCTGACGATTCAGAGTGCCGCGCTGACCTCAGACAACCAGGGCGGCCGTATTGCCGCCGCGGCCACGACGGTCTGCAAGATTGCGGCACAGCCGATTGTGCGCGACGCCACGGAACTGTTCCAGGCCGAGTCGGTCGCCTCCCATGCGCGCATGCAGTTTCGTGTGCGCGTGCGCGGAGACATCACGGCGGGTCAAACGGTGCTCTGGACGCCGCGCTGGCCAGAGGCTCACGCGGCGCTCACGTTCCAGATTCTCGGTGTGCAGCCTGAAGCCGACCGTCAGGGCATGCTGATCACCTGTGCGGCGGTGCAGTGATGGCGTATCTATCACTCTCCCCGCTCTCTGCGGCGCTCTACGCGGCGCTTAACGTGGCCGGCATGACGGCACTAGTGGGATCGCGGATCTACGACGACGTGCCACGGAATCCCACGTATCCGTTCGTCTGGTTCGAGGTGGGCGAGCCGCGTGACGTGCGCGGGTTTGGCACGGGCGGCATGCCCGAAGTCGGCATCCGCGTGCATGCGTTCACGCAGTATCAGGGCGAGAAGCAAGGCCAAACGATTCTCGCGAAGGCCATCGAACTGTTGCGCGATGTCTCGCTCACCGTCACCGGCTATCAGCAGGCCGGCCAGGTGTTCTACGACGAGACCGTGGTGCTGCGCGATCAAGAGATTGAAGGCGTCAAGGTGCAAGAGTCCGTCGCCGTGTTTCGGACCTACCTGAAGGAAGCGTGATGGACAAACAGACCGTGGTGATCACAGACGCCGTGCCGCTCGTGGACCCTGATGGCCGGTGCCCGCGGTGTCGCGCGGATGAATCACGGCGTGTGTTGTCGGCCGGGTTTGGGACGCCGCACGAGGTGTGCTCGTCCTGCGCGTATGAGTTTCCAGCGGAGGCGTCCCGTGGCTAATCGATTTGTCGTGGTGCGTCGCGGCTTTCGCTACCCCGTGGGCGCGTCGGTCGCGGCCGTGGTCAAGGCGGGTGGCGTGTCGAAGATGACGGAGGCGCAGCGTGCCTCGCTGACCTTCAAGGTGGTTGGCGTGGGCGACCGTTGCGACGACATGCCGGCTGCGTCTGCGGCGGTCTACCTCGAACGCGGGGACATCGCGCGCGTGACGGCGAAGGACGAGGAGTAGCGCATGGCGATGTATGGCTCAAGTAACGTCGGGTTCCTGCTGGTCGGCGGTCACTCGCTGCTCGGCTCGAAGGTGCAGGGGCTCAGCGAGTCGGTCGAAGCCATGCAAGCCGAAACGGACGGCCTCGGTGACATCTGGGCGGAGTTCACGCCCACGGGCATGAAGCGGGCCACGGTCGCGCAGGATGGCGCCTTCTTCGACGCCGGCACGAATCTCGCGCACGCGGCGCTGAGCGCGTCTCAGGCGACCTCGCGTGTCGTCTGCATCTCGTTCGATGGCAACACGATCGGTAAGCGGTTTGTCGGCTACGCGGGCGCCTACGGCCACAAATACAGCGTGATCGGCAAGAACAAGGATCTGACGCATGCGGACGTCGAGTACACCATTTCGGGTGCACGCGACGAGGGGATCATTCTGCAATCCCTCGCGGCGAAAACGGCCGACTGGAACACGGAAGCGGCTGACAACACCGACTACACGCTCGATCCCGCCCAGCGCGTGATTCCGATCACGTCGAACTCGATTGCCAGTCCGACCGTGGTCACGACATCTGTGGCGCACGGCCTCACCACGGGCGACATCATCCTGATTGCTGGCGTCTCTGGCTCGACCCCGGCGATTAACGGCCAGCAGACGGTCACGGTCACGAGCACGACCACGTTCACCGTGCCGGTCGCGGTCACGGTGGCCGGCACGGGCGGCACCCTTGTGCGCGCGAACAGCGCTGGCGGCGGCATCGGGTTCCAGCAGGTGACCGCGTTTTCCGGGTTCACCGCATACGTCGGCAAGGTGCGGGACTCGGTGGATGACGTCACCTATGCCGACCTCTGCACATTCACGAACGTCACGGCGGCGCCTGCTGCCGAGGCGATTACGGCGGCGGGACAAGTGGATCGGTATTTGGCAGTCGCGGGTGACGTGACTGGCACTGGCTCAATCACGGTGTTTCTCGGGTTCGCCCGGAGGTAGCTCATGGCAATGTTCGGATCGACGTCACTCACAATCTCTTACGACGACGCACCAGGAGGCGTGTTGCGCGCCATGACGAACGCCGTCACCGACATCGGCGGAATCTCCATCGAGTCGATGCAGGCTGACACGTCTGCGTTCGGGGACATCTGGGGCGAGTCCACGCCGACCGGATTCCGCACGGTCGATGAAGTCTCCATTAAAGGCTTCTACGACGACACGGCCGTGAGTGGACCTCACGTCGTGTTTCGCGAGGTAGACGACTCGCCCGCGGACGCCACGCGAACGCTCGTCGTCGTGTTCGGGGGCACGAATGGCACGTTCACGATCGAGACGCGACTGAAGAAGTACACCATTCTCGGGAAGAACAAGGGGCTGACCGAGTACGAAGCCGTGGTCAAGCCGACCGGCTCGGGCGCCTGGAGTTAACCGCATGTTTGCTTCGCGCGTCACGAAACCGCTCGCCCTCCCCAGCGATCCGTCCGTCACGGTCACGATTCGCAAGCTGTCGTGGTTGCAGCGACAGGACGCAAAGAAGCAGTCCTCGCGCGCGTCCGTCGCCACCCTGAAAGACATGGGGCCGGAGATGGTCGCGCACTTCACGGCGGCCGAGAAGCTGGCGGTGGACGCGGCGAAGGCCGATGCGACGGCCGCGGAGTCGGTTGGCGATCCGCTCGCCACGCACGACATGCTCACCGTGCTGATCTGCGGGGTGAAGGCGTGGAGCGTGCCAGAGGCGGTGAATCGCGAATCGCTGTCTGACCTAGACCCGGAAGATGCGGAGTTCCTGGCGCGGGCCATTCTCTCGCTCTCTATCACGCCTGCGGCGGTAGCCGAGGTGGAACAAAAAAACGTCGAGTAACCCTGCACCGCTACCTCGCGGGTGCAGGGGCAGAGTGCCCAGACGAATGGCTGCTCTCTGTGGTGTGCGAGGCGTTTCAGTGCGTGCCGTCCGTGGCCGAGCGGGAATTGGACCAGCACAGGGAATTGGTCTTTGCCGTGCTCGATGCGCGGTTCTACGGCCAGTCGTATCACCGCTATCACGACCAGCGCGGGCTCGACGCAAAGGCGAAGCGGGCGCTGATGCGAGAACCAATGGTGCAAGCCGTGCAAGCGATCGCGTTCGAGTGTCGGCAGGAGGGCATCCGTGGACGGAGTGACGACGACGGTGGAGATGGACCAGATCACACAGGCGTTTGACCGCCTCGGTGACGCGGCCCATGCCGTGTTGTCTGAGCTCGCCATGGAGACGGCCAACAGCCTCAAGGCCGAGATGCAGGGGCGGTTGCGTCGGCAGACCGCTGGCACTGGGCGCACGGCGGATGCCATCACGGTGGAGCGCACGCCTGATGGATATGCCCGCGTGTCGTCTGGCGACATGGGATCGCGCGCGGCCAATCTTCCGATTTGGCTGGAGTTCGGCACGAAGCACATGACCGCTCGGCCCTACTTCTACGGCGCGATTGCGCTGGAACACGGCACGTATCTGCGTCGCGTCGAGCGTGCGTTGCAGGACGCCATCGACGGATTGGGTGGTGGCTAGTGGCGCGCAAGAGTCACCCCGTGTCCGCAGAGACCAAGGCCAAGATTGGCGCCGCCAATCGCGGCAAGGTGAAATCGCCTGAGCTGCGCGCGCGGATGAGTGCTGCGATGACAGGGAAGAAGCGAGGCCCCTACCCTGCTAAGCACGGGGCGGCGATCAGTGCGGCCAAGAAGGGCAGGCCTCAGACAGAAGCCCATCGTGAAGCCAACCGTCAGGCGCGCCTTGGCTTCCGCCTGAGCGACGCGGCGAAGGCCAAGATAGGCGCGTCGTCACGCGGAAAGAAGCGTCCACCGTTCAGCGACGAGTGGCGCCAGCGCATTGGTGATGCCCAGCGTGGACGGAAGCAGTCTGCTGAGTCGAACGCGAAGCGATCTGCGGCGTTGTCTGCGCAGTGGCGCGACGGCAGCCGAAAGGTGTGCAAGGCGTTTCGCTACACGTCGCTCGCGCGCGCCCTTGAGTCGTGCCTCGTCAAAGATCTCGGTATCGCGTTGGAGCCGGAGGTGCGCTTCGGTCGCTTCAGTGTTGACCTCTACGACCGGACGAACCATACCGCCTATGAGGCAGACGGACGTTACTGGCACGACAGGAACGAAGCCAAGCGCCCAGGCTACCACGCAGAGCGAGATGCCTATCTCGTGCGCGAGCATGGCTTGATCGTTGTTCGATACGACGAGATCCAGATCGCAAAGTTGCAGCGCGAAGGGAGGGCCGCGTAATGGCTCAACCATCGCTCGTCGTCAGAGTTGCCGCCAATATCGGCGAACTCAAGAAGAACCTGGCTGAAGGCAGGGACCAGATCGAGGCCGTGCGCGCGGGCTTTACGAAGTTGTCCACGTCGTTCTCTGGCGACAAGCTCATTCAGCACGCGCACAACGTGGCGGCGGCGGTGGGCGGCATTGAGGGCGCGTCGAAGCTGACACGCGTGGAGCAGGACCGCGTGAACGCGGTCGTCGAGAAAGCGCTCGATAAGTATGCCGCGCTCGGTCGTGAAGCCCCGCAAGCCCTGAAAGACTTAGCCGCCGCCACGACGAAAGCCGAAGAGAAAACGTCGTTTCTGTCCACTGCGGCTGGTAAGTTGGTGGCGGCGTTCTCCGTTGCGGCGGTGGTCAACATCGCCAATAAGGTGCTCGACCTCACCGGCAAGTTGTCGGACCTGAGCGGCAAGACTGGCATCTCGACAGAAGGGCTGCAAGTCCTGAGCTTCACGCTCGGCCAGTCTGGCGTGAGCCTTGAGCAAGCGGCCTCGGCCGCGGTGAAGATGGGCCGGTCGCTCATCGATGGCGACAAGGGCGCCGTGACCGCCGTGCAGGCGCTCGGTCTGAATGTTAAGGATCTGATTGCGGCTGGACCCGAACAGGCGTTCCTGAAGATTGGTTCAGCGATTGCCGGTATCCCGAACCCGATGGAGCAAGCGGCTCTGTCGGTCGCCGTGTTCGGGAAGTCCGGCGCTGACCTCTTGCCGGGGTTCTCGACGAATATGGCGCAGGTTGGAGACGAAGCACTCCGGAGCGGCGCGATCATCTCGGCTGATCTTGTGCAGGCCGGTGATGACGCTGGCGACTCACTCTCGCGTCTCCAAGGCGTCGGCCTCTCGCTCATCGCCAACGTGTTCCTGCCGATGGCACCGGGTATTGAAGCGGTGGCGAACTGGCTCTCGGGCGCGTTGTCCTCGGGCCTCGGCATGGCTCGGGGCGCCATTGATACGATCCTCGTGTCAGGGCTGAAGTTCGAGGTATGGCTGCGCGAGATTGCTGTGGCGGCGGCGGAAACGGCGCAGGCCGTGCCCTTGCTCGGCAAGGCGATTGGACCCACCACGGGCGACATCGACGGGCTGAAGGCCAGCGCGCAGCACGCCCGCGATACGCTCGCGTCCTTCACCGCGCTCGGAGTCACGCCTGCGACGGAGACCACGGCGAAAGCCACGCCCGTGGTGACAAACTTCGGCGAGAAGATGGCAGAGGTTGGGAAGAAGACGAGTGACGCTGAGCGCGAACTAAAGAAGGCGGAAGCGGCCACGAGGCGATTTTGGGAAGAGGCGGATCGGCTAGGTAAGGACACGCTCCCGCATCTCATCGCGCAACTCGGGAAGTGGGAGACCGTCGCGAAAGACCACTTCACGCTCGTGGATATGACGCGTGAGGGCTACGCGAAGGCGAGCGTCGAGGCCGAGCAGTGGGCGCTCAAGAACGGTGCCGTGCTCGCCCCGTCGATCGTCGCGGTCGGTAGTGCGGCTGTCACCGCGAAAGAGCAGGCGGCTGGCGCGTTCCAGGGACTCGTGCCGATCGTCGAACAGGTGGCCACGGCCATCAATGGCACTTTCGCGCAAATGGCGCTTGGGGCTAAGGGCTTCAAGGACGGCATGAGCGACATCTGGGAGTCGATCAAGGCCGGGGCGATGAAGGCCTTTACCGACATCCTGGGCGACTTCACTAACCGCTTCCTGACCGGAATGATCGGCGCGATGACCGGCCGACAGGGCGCGTTCTCGCAGGCGTTCTCGGGCATGTTCGGCGGCGGGGGTGGCGGCGGTGGCATCAACTGGGGCGGAATTCTCGGCGGCTCTGGTGGTGGTGGGGCCACTGCAGCAGGTGGGTTCGGCGGCGCCGCGTCGAGCGGCACGGTCGCGGCGGGTGGCCTGGGCCTGGGCGGCGCTGGCGGTGCCGCA